TTCACCTCAATAAATGCCTTGGCCTTGTTATCCTTAAACACCACAAAGTCGAGGCGATACTGTATCGGCAGCTTGTAGAAATCGTAACCGTGCGCCGCAAAGGCGTCAGCCAGAGCCTGCTCTTTGCGCCTGTCGGCCTCGGTTTCGTACATCGGCCTAGCCATCAGCCAAATGCTCCCGCACGATCATCATCGCCGTCATCGTGTCGCACTCGACCGCGTACCGCCAATCGTACTGCTCGGCTATGTCGCCTGTTGGCTCGAAGCCATCCATTCCTACAATAGCTGCAACAGGAAAGCGCCAGCGCCAAGGCAGGCGGTCATAGCGATACACCAGCAACGGCAGCTTGCCGCTCTCTGTCGCTAGAGCCGCAGCGCACACCTGATCCCACCAGTTTGGATCAATGCCATACCCGGCGCGTTTGCGTTTCACCTCAATCACAAAGGGAAAATCTGGGTCGCTGCAAATAATGTCGCCAAGATCAGACTGTCTATATTGATTGATATCGCGCTGAAACGTCAGGCCATTAGCGCTGCCGCCAAGCTCATCGGTTAGGATTGCGATGATTTCGCGTTCCCCGCCCATCCCCTTGTTGCGGCTATTAACCATTGCGGTTCGCCAAGCTGCGCATAGTCTCAGCCGCCTTGCTTGTGTCCATCTCGCGGATCATCTTGGTTAGCCCGGCGTCAAGCACCTCATCGGCCAGCGATGACATAGAACGATGCGTTGATGTCTCAAGAACTGCCCGCAGCTTGTCAACTGTGTCGCGTCTGAGCCGTAACATTTGGTTTTTTATCCCAGCCATTTATATAACCTTTTCAGTGGTTTGTCATTTTGTTCAATAAATATTGCCTATAACCCTTGTAACATAGTGTGATAAATATTAAATAGTTATTAGTCACTAGTAATCAAAAGGGAGATCGAAATGACTTATCAAAACAGAATGATCAATCGGATTATCGAACGCGCTAACGATATTGGCGCAACAGTTGAGATCGAATATTCAGATTATGGCACTGCGTCAATTGACGTTAATTGGTACGGCAGTTCAGCTAGCGCGGGTTTGTTTGTGATAATTGGCAAGCGCGGCGGTGTTAGATACGGCCAATATAGTGATTTGCTCGATATGTTTTATACGTTTGACAAAAACGCCAAACACAAGTGGATGAAGGTTTGGTATTTTTTCAAAACTGTTGAGCGTCAAAAGAAACTTTGTATCACGCTGGAAGATCAACTGAACGCGCAAAAAGGGGTGGTAGCATAATGACCCAGTACATCGCTTATTATCGTGTATCAACTCAGCGCCAAGGCCAGTCAGGTCTTGGCCTTGAGGCACAACGCGCAGCAGTCGCCGGTTACAACATCACCGCTGAGTTCACCGAGGTCGAGAGCGGCAAGAAGAGCCAGCGCCCTCAGTTGGTGGCTGCACTGGCCGAGGCCAAGCGCACTGGCGCAACGCTGCTGATTGCCAAGCTCGATCGCCTAGCGCGTAACGTGCATTTTATCACCGGCTTGCTTGAGGCTAACGTGCCAATCGTCTGCGCCGATATGCCAGAGGCCGACCGCACCTTCTTGCAAATGGCTGCTGTCTTTGCCGAATGGGAAGGCCGCAAGATCAGCGAGCGCACCAAGGCCGCACTGGCCGCGGCAAAGGCTCGCGGCGTCAAGCTCGGCGGGCCTGACCCTGCCGCTGCTGGCCGTGCGTCAGCGGCCAAGCGTGTCGCCCGCACCAATGTCGTTGCCAAGCAGGCAATGCCTATCGTCTCGGTGCTGCGTGAGGCTGGTGCCTCACTACGCACCATCGCCGCCAAGCTCAATGAAGCTGGCATTCCAACAGCACTGGGCGGGCAATGGTACGCCAGCACTGTGCGCAATCTAATGGGAGCAAATTAATGGAACAGGTATTTTGTGCCAATTGCGGCAAGGGCAGCAAAAAAACAACAGAAATTGCAAGGTATCCGCGCAAGCATCCGTATGACGGCAATATGATTGTGGTGCTGACTAGGCACTCACATCCAGAAAGTGCAAACCCTTGGACAGAATACACCGTCTGGGATGGCGAAAGTTATGAGCCTTTTCAATACGGCCATTTCTGTACATATCGTTGCGCGTGCCGATTTGCAAATGATGCAGTAAGGGCTGGCTTTTTTAGGGAGCAAACTAATGGGGTTTGAGGATGACCCGCAGGCGCAGTCTGCGGATTTGCTGGGCAGCTTTAAAAAGGCCGATCCATTTACCTTTGAAAATAAACTCGGCGGTTCGTCCGGGCTAAACCTCGGCGAGCCACCTATGACACGCAGCCAGAAGGCTTGGCGCAAGAAAAAGGAAACTGTGCGGTTTGGCACGTTTAGCAGAAAGGGGAAAGCTAATGCTTAAAGATACAATCGGGATGCTGTTTGTTACAGCATTTGTAATTACGTTTTTTACTAACGCCGTCACAGACTGGAATTTCTGGTATTTGATGGCTCGCTTTGGAGGTGCAAACTGATGGAGATTATCAGGCGCAAAGACGCAATAGCGCAGGGGTTGGTGCGGTACTTTACCGGCAAGCCTTGTAAGCACGGTCATGTTGTTGAGAGGCACACAATTGATGGGCAATGTCTGGAATGCGGCAAAGCAAAGACCAAAAGAATGCGGGTAAAGCACAGAGACAAGCGCCTCGCATATGAAGCCGAATATAGAAAAAATAATCGCGAGTTGGTTTTACAACGTGCCGCCAATTGGAGAAATAACAATCCTGATGCGGTCAAAGCATACTCAAAAAAATACTATTGGGAAAACTTGCAAGCTTGCACAGAGCGAAACCAAAAATGGAAGGAACAAAATCAAGATTATGTTTTGCAGAGGCGTAAAGATTATTATGAAAATAATTTGCAAAAATGCAGGGCATCATCGAAAAGATGGAAAGACAACAACAGGGAAAGGATTAGCATTTATAATGCTATGAAACGCCCAGAGCGTGATGAACGGCTCAGAACAGCTACGCCAGAATGGGTGGATCAAAGCTGTATTGTTATCAAATACAAAGAGCGCGACTGCCTTAACCGGATGACCGGCGTGGCGCACCACGTTGATCATGTCGTGCCACTAAAAGGCAAAAACATTTGCGGCCTTCATGTGCCGTGGAACTTGCGAGTTATTCTTGCGAGAGACAATTTAGCCAAACACAACAAATGGGAGACAGTGTAATGAGTAGAAAATTTGATTTAGCGTTTGAAATTGAGCGTTGGCGTGATGTTCATATGCCTGAAGCTATGCAGCTTTTTGCAGAAGAATACGTTGATTGTATGTCGCCAACAAAAGCAGAAATAAAGTTCTTGAAAGATTATTTTGAGGATAGAGATGAACAAGATCACAGAATAGTAATGGTTATCGCAGAGGAAATGCGGGAAAGGGGATTAGTATAATGGTCGGAAAACTTACACCGGATAATCAATTGAGCGCGAGCAAGGCACCCGCTTTGCTGAACGCATCGCCGTGGGAAACACAGAACGAATTGCTTGAGGCAATGATTAGCATTGACGAAGGCAACCCGCCAAAGTGGATACCGCAAAATGAGCCAATGGAACTGGGCGATTTCTTTGAGCCGCTCATATTGCAGAAGGCCGTTGATAGGCTCGGCCTGACCAACGCCGAGCTAGACATCACCGTGCCATACCAGCACGATTTCTTGCCGCTGGCGGCCAGCCTCGATGGCACTGCCGTTGGCAAAGGCTCGGTCATAGCCAACTGGGACAAGGGTATTTATGTGCCGCAGGGTGGCGCAATTGACATTGAGGGCATCGGCGTTCTTGAGGCCAAGCTGACATCAGCCCGGCCAGAAGAAATCCCGGCGACACACCGAGGCCCATTGCAGTTGCAGGCTCAGATGATGTGTACTGGATACAAGTGGGGCTGCGTTGCCGTGCTGTATCAAAGCACAACGCTGCGCCTGTTTGTTTATCAGGCAGATGAGGTGGTGCAGCGCCGCATCAGAGAGGCGGTTATTGATTTTGAAAATCGCCGAAAAAATATGGACAAATACCCGGTCGTGTCACCCGCTGATGGGGTGGCAGCATATGGCCGGGTCGATGCTGACGCACCGCCATTAGAGCTTGAAGGTGACGATGCAATGTGGGTTGACCACCTGATGGCGGCCAAGGCCAACAAGGCAATGGCAGAGCGAGAGATCGACATTGCCACGGCAGCCCTGATGGACAAGATGGGCAGTCACGACACAGCCTTCGCGTCTGTTGGCAATCGCCGGGTGCAGGTCAAGTGGCCGACACGCAAGATGCGTGCGCAGCCTGAGAGAGTGACCCCGGCAAAGCCTGAGACTGTCATGCGGCAAAAGACATTGACGCTAAAGGAGATTGACTGATGGCTGGACAACGCCGAGAAAGCTCGTGGAAGCCGGTTGTTGAGGCAGTGGCCGCTTACCACCGCCACAACGGCCACGGCCCCACAGTGAACGAAATAGCCTACGCTGTGGGGCGATCAAGAACTGCCGTCAGGTTTCAGCTAGACAAGCTGATCGAGGATGGCATCATAACGCACACGCCCGGCAAGATCAGAACGATCAGGGTGGTTGAGTAAAGGGGCGAAAGCCCCTTTATTTTTTGGGTTGCTTTATGCTCTCGACTACGCCGCCGCCAAAGTAAAAACCAAGGATGATCAGCATTGCATAGTTAATCGTGAACTGATCCATCACCTTGGTGACCGCGTCTGGGTCACCCCGGCCAGTGATCGTCATGCCAAGCACCAGCATGTAACTACCCAGAAACGTAGCTCCAAACATTAGGGCAAGGTAGCGCTGGGCAATTTTAAATGGGGCATACGCTGCCATCAAATCTATCTTGGCTTTGCTCTTTGCCGCGATGGCCTCTTCATCTGATGTGTGCATATCGTCAATGAGCTTCATGCCCTGACTGATCACGTCACCTGATCCTAGTATCTTTCCAAGTACGCCTAACATTATTCAACTCCTAACATTCTGGATAGACCAAAAACTTCCATCAACATAAACGTAAAAAATAAAAGCAGCACACCCCCAGCAATTAGTTTGCCGCTGAAATTTGTTGAGCCTATTTTGATAGCCACAAATTCGTTGCCTAAAATTCTCAACACAAGCTCAAAACTATTTTCGCCTATCTTGGCTTGGATTGGTTTTTTGTTTTCTTCACCCATCTGCCAGCGCCCTCATCCTTTTAACCAAACGCTCCGAGCGATTAGGTAGTTGACGCGCCCACTTGCTGTCGAGCATCTCTAATGCAGCACCAGCCCAGTCACGCGCATCGACACAACGCTTCATGCCTTTAAAGCGCTTCATCGTTGGCAAGCCCATATTGAACATCATATTGGCGATGATGCGCTGTGCCGGTTCGGGTTGGTCACTAAAATCCTCATAGAGACGGTGACAATCCTCGCGCACGATAGCGATGTCCAAATCAAATAGCTGCTTCATGCGGCGCTCAGTAATCGTGTAGCCCATTGGCTTGCCGTGTTCCGCGTCACCCTCAATGATGCGATGGCCTACACCCACAGTCAAATGACCAGCTGTGCATTTGTAAATGTCGAGGCGCATCCCCTCGTCAGCGATTAGCTCTTCGCGTAGCTTTTCGATATCCATTACCGCCTCATTTCCTTAGCCAGCGCGACAGTTTTAAGCCAGCTTTCCTCTTCAGCTTCGCGAGAAAACGCACTGCCCTGCATTCTTTTGCTGTATTGCTGCACCTGTGAGACGTGGAAAAATAGGCAGCTTCTATGTTCCTTGCCACACAGCACCAGTATGTCATAGTCTGCCCAATCCTTTGTGTTGCGCGGCAAATGTTTAGCCGAACATCCAGACCCAAGCTGAAAATGATAAGCCGGAGTTCGCTTGCCTTTCTGTAATAAAAAGCTCGAAGTCTTAACTTGCACCCTAAGTATCGTGTTATCAGTGTTTGAAATAGCAACGCCATCAATTTTATCCTGTGCCGCAGGGGCATAAGCCCAGCCCATAGATAATATGGCTGCGGCGGCTAGGTGTTCGCCAATTAACCCGGTTCTGGTTTCACTCAATTTTTAGACGCCAGCCAAATAACCCAAAAAAATATTCCAAAGGATACAATGCATAACGCCACAATTGCAATAGCTTCGATGATCTTCTGGCGCGCCTCTTGCTGCCTATAGATCATGTCTTGTCGCTCTTTCCTGATGCGCCCCTCAAGCTGGATAAGATCAGCCCAAGCCTGCGGGCCGTATGTCATTTGCAGATACTGTTTAAGCTCGGCGCGTTGGCTCTCCAATCGCTTTTTGGCGGCGTAAACTTGCAGCGCCTGTTGTTGTACTGTGTCTGCGCCTTGCAGCTTTTTAAACAGCGGCGGGTTCTTGGCCTGCTTTTCTGCGTGGTCGATATCAGACGCGGCTTTCATCCAGCGCGACACGTCGCCAATGCAGCTTTCCAAATCGCGGCCAGCATTGATCATTTGCTTTATAGTGTTAAAAGCCGCTGTAGCCCCGCTGACAGCCGCGCCTATCGTAATTGGATCCAACCTACTGCTCCTTGGCTACAGGCAAACACACGGCTCTGACGGTAGATGTGCCATTACCGGCCTGCGCCGGGATGCTGTCTTGAGCCGCCAACTCTTTAGACAGAGTAACACATTGCCCAAAACTTTTGAACGTGTGACTGTCATCCCACTTGGCCGCGCCAAGGTATACGATTAAAACAAATTCCATCATGTGCTGCTGGGGCGTAACAAGTCGCTGTTGTAGCAACGCGCTCGCCAGTCGAGTATGTCGCCGCGAATAACTGCCTGCTCATAAATTTGAATGATTGCTTGTATGTCTGGGCATTTATCGACAACGCCAGCATCTACTTGCGGCTGTCCACTGGGCAGGATAACCACCACAACGAACAGCAGCAGCGGGTTCATTTTATGTCACGACCAGTCAGCTTCTTGACTGTCTCAGTTTCCCAGATACGAAGAAGCCACCAACCCAACGCAACCAGCGCAGTAATCTCAGGCAACGCCTCAAAGAACGCGCCTATCGTAATACCGCCAAACGCCATATCAGCCGTTGTCTTGGTTTCTTCGGTCATAAGTCACCTATGCGTAAGGGCTGTCACCACAAGCCGCAGGCCAAGCAGCCTTGAGTTCAGCAATAGTTGTTGCGCTGTCACCGGCTGTCGGTGCGTCACGCAACGCTTGCTTGTCAGCCACGATTTGCGTTGTGCTTGCGCTTGTTTCCAAAGCCTTCATATAGTCTGTGTCCAATGCCTCAAGCAAAGGTGCGCGGGCTTCACGAACCTTGTCAGCAAAAATCTCTTTAGCTTTTGTCAGGTCTTCTGAAATGACAGAGCCATTCAATACCCAAGCACCACGAAAGTCACGGTTAGCCGGAACGGTTGCAGTTGAAGCGTCAATCTGATTACCGTTTTTGTCTACGATGTATGTTGTTACAGCCATTAGAATCTCCTAAGCGGCTAGTTTATCAGATATGCGCCAAGAATTGCGCCATTCTCTAGTCTGCGGTAATTGTTCCTTGCGGCATATTACCATCTTCGGCTTGTTGCCGGTATCCCAATTCTGCCAAACATGTTGTGGCACATCCTTCTGAATTAGGTATTCGATTGCTTCTTCTTCAGTCATCGCTGGCATTGGTTCAGTTTCATGCAGCAAGTAACCTCTGGTGTGCTTAGTAAAGCCCTCAGTGGCTTCGTCCTTTGCCAACTCGTGATACACCCAGACCGGAGGTAGGATGTTTCCGGCAAGCGCACACGCCATCCAGTTTGGGTCTGCGACAAGGATTTTAGCGCACTCATCAACGCTGTCCTCATAGACTACCCGATAGTCTGACTGCACACCCTCTAGGTTTTCCTTTGCCCAGCATAGGCGGTCAAATAGGTGAGTGCCTTTAAACTGTGGTGTCTGCATTAGGCAAGCTCATGCTAAGTCTCCCAAAATTAAACTACCACCGTAAGGCGTGTCTGTATCCCCTGTGGTTCCAGTATTAATGTAGCTCAATTGATGCTGTGTCGTGGTTATAGATGTTGAACCGTCTGAAGTATCAACGCCCCCACTTGAACCAGAGTTTGAAACTGTGGACTGCATCCTCAGAGTTAAATTTGCGTGATAAGTGTTATTAGACATTGAATTGGTTACGGTGATTTGGGTTCTGCCGACGCCAGTATCCGAAATTGAACTGACGTTTAGGCTGTCACGAATGGCTTGAGTGCTAGTTTGGTTTATGTTCACCCACGCCTTTGCCAACCCCTGCTGCAACTGCATAGTCGCCGCACCGCCCTCAGAGGTCACTGTGATGTCACCAGCGGAGGTCTTGCCGTTGAGGGTATCTACAGTCGCTGTGTCTGTAGTAATAGCACCAGTTACGTCAATGCCTGTGGAGGTGGTGGCAAATTTAGATGCGTTGTCGTAGTAAAGTGTGACTGCACCATCAGCAACAAATGACGCAAGATTTTCACCAGTGTACTTTCCTAATGAAATGCTATTTGACCGAATACTTAAAACGCCTGTGCCAGCATCATCAATAAAACTGTTAGACCCATCGTGAAAAATCTGCAAGTCCGACCCAGCACCGAACTGTGCCTTGTCGTTGTCGCCGAAGTTAATATCGTTGCCATTGGACTGTAAGTCTCCACCAAGCTGGGGTGTCAAATCGTCAACAACGTCAGCAAGACCACCAGCAGCGGCAGGCTCTAAGCTGATGAGGCCGCCAGCATTGTCATAGGTCAGGACGTAATTGTCTTGCCCAGCACCAACAGTCTGGTCAGCGTCAAATGTAAAGCTACCAAGCGTCACATTTCCTGTGCCATCAGGCGTGATGTTAATGTCTTGATTTGACGTGCTGACAATAGAGTTTGTCTGGACATCCAAATTGCCACCAAGCTGCGGTGTCGCGTCATCAACAATGTCTGTAATACCACTTGATATAACGGCAACCCAAGCCGATCCATTGTAGTAAAACAAATTGCCTGACGATGAATTTGTGTAAAGCATACCAACAGCAAGCGGGTCGCCGTCATTATCGACTGTCGGGGCTGATGCGGTGGCGCCGAGGTATGTGTCATCAAACGCATCCAGCGCAGCCTCTGCGGCTGTCTGTGCGTTGCTTGCGTTTGTCTCTGACGTGGCCGCGTTTGATGCAGACGTTGAAGCTAGGCCGCTGTAGTATTTTGCTGAATATTCGCTGCCGTCAACAGTGCCACTTGCTTGTGACGCCCAATCCTTTGCAGACCCAGCGGCAACAGTAGTACCTATTGCGTATTCCTTGGCCGAATATTCTGACGTATCTACAGTGCTGCCGGTTGTTGTTGCCCACTCTTTTGCAGCACCCTTGCCGCTTGTGTTAGTAACACCAGTGCCGCCAATCGCGTAAGCCTTTGATGAATATTCGCCAGTGCTATTTACATCGGATGTGGTTTCTTTAGCCCAGTCCTCTGCAAGCTGCGCGTTTGCTGCCGATGCTGCATTATCAACAACCAAATCAAACTTAGCCACATCAGCGTTGCTGCTGATTGGGGTTGAGCCGCTTGATGTATGTTCTGTATTAACGCGATATATGTTGCCGTTGCTGCCATCCTTGACAATATCACGCTTATAATAAGTTGTGCTTGCAGCCCAGTTGCCCCGGAATGTTCCAATATCTTCACCCGCCTCTGGGTTGCCATTAGCATCAAAGGCAAGATTTTTCCCGGCACGTTCTGATGCTGACGGCAGTGTCATGTCCAACGTGCCGCCATCAGCCACCAGTGCAGGGTCGAACACTGGCGCTCGCATTGAGCGCTGACCTTCCTCGGCAAGCTGCTGGTCAAAGATTGTCAGCGCATCTAGCTGCTCATTGAGGCTAGACGCAAGCAAGTCACCGGCTGTCACAAAGTCTGTAACGCGCTCAATGTCTCTTGCTCCAATGATGATGATTGTGTCTGAGGCGGTTGGCGTTGACGGCACACTTGAGCCGGTGACGATGTTAACGCTGCCGGTACCATTCGCATTAATTGTCACGGTGAAATCTGTGGTCAGTGTGAGCGATGTGGTATTGAAATAAACCGCCACATCATTTTCGTCCAAAATCTCAAACGAAAACGCATACGGCCCCAGCCCGGCTGACCCGGTGAACACGACGCGGCGTGTAATTGCGTTAATATTGTAATCAGCCATTTTGGTGCCTCATTTGGTTGCTGAGATTATACATTATTTTATCATGTCTGATAAGGACGGTTTTTCTGCTGTTGGTTTTGTTAAAACAGGAAAGCGTTTTTTGTTTTTAACGTCTGCTAGCTTTTGTGCAAATTCTGGAAACTCTACTATCTGGTCGTCTAGCCCATTGTCCGACAAATCAACGGCAAGCTGCGAATATTCCACAAGCCGGGGGTCTACATCATCTTCTATAATCTCACCAAACAAACGCGTCTTCGCTAGCTTTCGGTAGTCCTTTTGAATTCTCTTGATAATCTGCCGCATATCACCAATAGCTAACTCTTCACCAGTTTTTTCAGCGTCATCCATAAACTCAGTCATAGAAGCCGCAATGTTTTCTTCTAGCGTCATGCCATCAATCAAGATCTCTTTATTGGCTAACAGTTTCCAACGCGCCTCTACCTCAGTTGGTAAGCTTATGCCCTCTATTTTTTTAGGGAACGGTGATGGCCCCATATGTATGGCGTCCATAAATTCTTTGACGTTGTTTGTTTCGCCGTATGTCATAGATAATGGCTGTGCGGCACTAGCAGCATTAAGCCCAATTGCGTCACCGTAGTCGTCTAGCTTAACTGGCACATCCTTAGACCAAATAGGCACCCTTGATTTCCACCTATTGTAAGCCTCTTCCACAAAAACCAATCCAAGCGGAGAATCCTCACCAGCCCCAACATTGCTGATCTGCGGGTCGATCATGCGCTCAATGCGAGAAACTAGCGTACTATTTGAAAATCCAATGATTGGCGTACCTGACAGCAAGAAGCTAGAGTATCTTTTGCCAAGTGCGTTGCCTATAGACAACATCCTTGCGCCAGCAGTGCGTTGTTGGTATCCGGCAATTGACGTTAATTCTGATATGCCTTGCATAGCTGGCATGTTCGTAGCTGTTTCCGCAACGGCGGCCGACCCAGCATAAAACATTTGCTCCCATAAGCCCTCTTCATCATAGTCGCTGTATCTGGCAACGTCAGTCAGTGCAGCCCCAAATATAAATGGTAAATTGAACGGCTCAAGCCTTTTGATAGAAACAAACACACTATCGCCATAGTCAACGCCGCTGCCCTCAGTAACGGCGTCCTCACCTAAAAGGCGCTTTAATTGTTTGACTTCTTTTGATGTTATTTCAGTGTCCTTGCCAAGCCTCGCCGCAAACGGTTGCCAACCTTGTGACTTAAGCATGTTTCGATAAGATGTGTCGCCGGGGCCAGCCCCTGTTATGCGGCCTTCGCCAGCAAGCCAGTAACCAGTAGCAACTGCGGCTGAACCTAAAAAAATTCTGCTCACGGCCAGATCTTTGTGTCGGCCACCTTTTTCCAACTCAGCGTAAAACGCTGGCGATATAAAATTCAAAACGCCAATACGCGAATTAGCCTCATTGGCAATGTTTGTGAGCGTCTTACTAAATGGTGCCATTGGCTTGAAATACCATTTATTCATCAGTTTGTTAGCGCCATTGTAAATGCCAGCAAATGGCAATTGCTTGTCAATGTCGGCTTGCAGCGTCACTTGTTTGCGCCAAGCATTCATGCTCATGTCAATGTCGCCGGGCATCTCAGTCAAAAACTTTTGAACGTGCCGCGATGCAATCTGCATCGCCTCTTTTTCTGCAACACGCGGATCAACGCCGCGTGACGTTAGATCTGCTAGCGTATTGTCAAACACTTTGCCGCCAGCCCTCGCCGCTTCCTCATGCAACTGAACGCGCTGTGCCACGCCAGCAAAAAACTCATCAGCCGCGCCAAGCGCTCTAAATGGTGCTGAGTAAGCAACGCCCATTGCGTTAAATACTTTTCCGGGAACTGTGTTTGTTAAATCAGGGAAGTCTCTAATTTCTTTAGACCACGGCACTTTATAAGCGGCACCAGCCCAATACTCTGTTTTCAGCGGATCTCTGGGCGCGTCTTTAGCGGCACCGCCCTCTGCAAATTTGCGGAACATCATTGACCAGCCGTCAATTATGCCATTCTTAAAGCCAGACATTCTGGCGTAAATGTCTGCGCCGTAATATCTGTCTGGGTCAGTTTTGTAGCCAAATGTCTTTGCGAGGCGTTGACGCAGCATACCGATAGGAACCGCCGCCGCACGTTCTGGCACATCAAGAAATGCAAAAAGTGCGTTGCCAGCGCCATTAAAAATATGCGTCACTGGGTCATTGAGCATGACTGACTGCGCCATATAAACTATGGCCTCGTATGACTTGCGCTTGACGCTGTTTCTGAGCAATGCGTTTCTGGCGGCTTGACTATTTGTTCTGTTGTATTCTTCTGCTAAGCGCAACAACTGATCATCGCCGCCCAACTCATTCAAAGCATCGCGCAATTCTTTTTGCGTTAATCCACTGGCGCGATCAGACGCACCCTTAAACACATTCATTGATCTGGCTATGTCTGTCTTCGCGCCAGACAACTCAGCAAAAATCATATCATGTTGCGCGATAGCCTCACGCAACGTCAGCTTGCCGCTCTCATCTAACTCGCCACGCGCCACCAAACGCATTAGATCGTCAACCTTGGCAACGCTGACATCGTGTAAAACTTGCAACCCAGCCATACGCTCTGCCAATTGCGATCCGCCAATGCTGGCGTCTATACCTTGACCAGAAAATATTTTATCTAAATTTTCTTTTGGGACGCCAGCGTTTTGTGCGCGTTCGTAGATCTCATCAATTGACATCGGCTTTTTAACGTCAATCAATTTTTCGTCAGCCGCCTTTGCCGCCGCCTGCACTGTCGCCGCAAACTCATCGCTGTCATAGAAGCGCGTGTTTACTGGCCCCTCTTTTAAGCCAGCAATTTTTTGCGCCTTGGTTGGCGATGGCACCTCACGCGCCGTGCCAATCTCTGCCTGACGCGCCTGCAAACGCGCCTGCATCTCTTCTAGCGTTACTGGCGGTGGTGACGTTGG